ATTTTTCACTTTGAAAATATCCAACAACGTCTGTGTTATCGGGTATTCCAAATATACCAGCATTGTATGTAAATACTTTTTCTTGTGCCGAATGAATGTTTCTGACATTAGAACTGTCTTTTGCAGACAAGTTGGGAAAACATTCATTTAAACAAAAATTTTGGTAAGGGTTATCTGATTTTACTTGATATGGAACACCAAAATCATATCCCCTTGTTTTTGCAATCGCATATAACGTTGCATACTGGAACATCTGGTTTCCCATCCTACCATACCTACCCATTAAATTAAATGTTATCATGATGGAAAAATTGTAAATGTATTTGCTAGAGGTTTATCGGTCAAATTTTGCCATTTGTTGGCACTTTCTCTATCATTTGATTGATATATTACTGGTTTATTCGGTGTGTAAACCCTGTGTTTGTGTTGTATGCTTGCTGTACCAACATCCCATGGTTTTTTAAGTTGATATAAACACATCTTTCCAACCTCGGACATTGCTTTTCTAAATTCTTTTGTTACATACAAAATTGCATGAGCAGCCAAAATACCAGATATTCTCAAGTAGTCTGGACTCTTTTTGCATGTTTGGTAATATCTGTTACCATGTGAGATTCCAAGATAGATTCCATCAGAATCATCTGGAAGTTCAATTACTGGGTTAAAATCTTCAGCAAACTCTATGTCATCTTCCAAAATAAGAAGAGGAGTATCATAGCTTTGATCATCCAAAATGTCAATATGAGATTGACCACATCCCATAAAATGGGCAATGGAGGGATCTGTTCCCTCGGGTGGTGGAATAATCAATCCAGATTTTCTATGTGTATTTTTAAATCCAAATTTTTTAAATCGTTCTTCCATTGTCTGTGCATTTTTGGTTGCAGAATCCAAATTTATCCAAACAACAGGTATTTCACGCAAATCAATTATCATCGTCAATAGACCTCACAGTTATTATAGTTTATTAAAAAATAAAGTCAAATATATTTATTTGACATTATCTAAAGTATACTATAGAGTAATCTATAAAAGATGAATCTAGAGAACCTTAAAGAACTTATTACTAAAGACTCTCAAATAGACTCTACAGAGTTAGGAATAGAGTCTCTTAAGATACCTCAAATACACTCGAAGTATCTTACAATTTTATCAGATGTCAAATTACTTTTGACCAAACAGCAAAATGATTTGGCAATTTTAAAATTACGCAAGTGGAAAATTTATACAGGAAAAGCTTCCAAAGAAGAACTTGATGATTGGAAAGAAGAACCTTCAGAGCTTACTTTATTGAAAAGTGATGTTGAGCAATTTGTAGAGGCTGATCCAAAAGTAATTGAACTCAAATCAAAAATTGCTGTCAGTGAAGTAAAACTCAAAATGGTTGAGGAGTTTTTACGGTCACTCAATAATAGAAATTTTAACATCAAGTCTGCTATTGAGTGGCATAAAATGATGAACGGCGTGGTCTAAATATTATGTGGATATTGAAGTTGAATCTAATGATGAAGTTCGTTACTACATCAAAACAGACAACGCGATAAAAAAGGAACTAAGGGATTATTTTTCCTTCATGGTTCCTGGTGCCCAATATATGCCCATGTTCAAACGCAGAATATGGGATGGCAAAATTCGTTTGTATGATATACTCACATCCACACTTCCCCGGGGTTTGAAGACTTATTTAAAAAAGTTTGCAGACGAACGCAAGTATTCTATTTCTTTCAAAGAAAGCAAAAAAGACCTATGCATAACACAGGAGGAACTTGCTACGCTTTATGCTGGATTAAATGTGACGGTGAAAAAGTCTTCTATACAAATGCACTCACATCAGTCACAAGCGATCATCCACGCTATAAACAATCACCGGTGCGTTATTATATCCCCGACAGGATCTGGAAAAAGTTTAATAATATACGTCTTGCTCCGTTGGCTACTATCCGCAATAAAGTCCGACAGAAAAATATTGATTCTGGTTCCCACTGTGGGACTGGTAAATCAGATGGAGTCTGACTTTTTTGATTATTCGAAAAACGATCCCAAGTGGAATTGCAGAAAGTCAGTACATAAGATCAGTGCTGGAGCGGAGAAAGAAACGAACAAGCAGATAATTGTCTCTACTTGGCAATCCGTATACAAACTGCCGAGAGAATGGTTCGACCAATTTGATGCTGTGATCTTCGATGAATGTCACCAAGCAAAGGCCGAATCCATAAACATGATCGGACAAAAGATGTCAAAGGCTTGGTTCCGAATCGGTACAACGGGAACCTTGGATCAAGCACAAGCACATAGACTGAGCATCGAAGGCATTTTGGGTCCAGCCATACAGTTCATACAGACCAAGAATCTCATGAACAAGGGATTGCTTGCCACGCTTGGAATCGACGCCATACTGTTGAAGTATACAGAAGCTGAAAAAGAGTTGCTTAAAAAGCAACGATACCCAGATGAAATCAAGTGGTTGATAAGTAATGATAGGCGCAATGAGTTCATCCGAGACCTCGCACTCAGCACCAAAGGAAACACCCTCGTCCTCTTCAACTACGTCGAAGGACAAGGGAAGCCCTTGCACTCTCTCCTTAAGGCAGCGGCTGGCGATAGAAAAGTATATCTTATCTACGGAAAAACGGATGCAGACGCAAGAGAATATATCCGCCGTGTCATCGACACGGAAAAAAATGCGATCCTTGTGGCCAGCTATGGCACTACTAGTGCTGGCATCAACATTGTTAATCTCGACAATATCATTTTTGCGTCACCTACTAAGTCAGTAATTCGTTTGCTTCAAAGCATCGGTAGAGGTTTGCGTGTTTCTGCGCGCAAGAAGACACTCAAGGTTTTTGATATCGTTGATGATTTTTGCACCAAATCGTACAAGAACCACGTATTCAAACATTTTGAAGAACGTATAAAGATATACAAGAAAGAAAAGTTTGACTACAAGATAGTGTCGATGGAGCTGCCAAAAGATAAATAATAGGGAAGGGAGGACATACATATGTCCGATTCACTTCCTGAGAATTCATTCTCGGGCGTACTCAGAGTTGTAAAGCTTATCACCGGTGAAGAACTCATTGGAATGGTTTGCGAAGCAATGCCCGAAAAGATAACAATCAAATTACCAGCAAAGATGGAACTTTACAACAGTAAAGATCCTGAAGGCAATCTTGTTGAATACGTAAAATTAACAAATTACTTGGCAAGCATAAAAGGCTACGAAATTTCAATTTCAAGGCATGCAATACTTTATATTGGTCAACCAGCAATTGATCTTGAAAAGATGTATGAAGTCTATTTTATGGCCATGCAAACAGATCCATCTACAATTGTAAGTTCTCTTCCAGAGGGCCACGAATCAGTAGAAAGTGGATTAAAGCTCTTGAATGATCTTTTTAACAATGAAGATTTTGTTGAATTTGTAAATGAGCTGATTGAAAATTTTGAAGGTGTAGAAATTTTGACTGAGCTTGAGGATGATGGTGAGGAAACCGAGTCAGAATCGTTTATAGAGCCTCCGGTTGAAGAAGAGCCAGAACCTAAGCCAGCCAAGAGAAAGCGCAATAAAGCCAAGCCAGAGGGCAGGAAACTGCCTTATAAACCAGACAGCCCCCCGGAGGACCCGGAGAGCTGGTCTGATAATCCCGAAGACTATATTTAACCGTAAGATTTGCCCAAGGAACTTGGGGCATCTGGTTCAAGTTCATAGTACGAATATTTAAAAACGCAGGTGGCTTTTAATATTGGGGCGTCCCCAACGTCAGCCTGGAATACCAAACCAGACAACCTTACTGGAATAATATTATTAAATTGCACTGTAAGGACCGGGTTTGGGGTATCGCAACCAATTGTTGGATGCAATATCAAAGAAGCCGTATGGTGCCAGTATCGATACTGGAGATCGTAGTCATCTGCGTTTTGAATATTTGTTATGTCACGAATCCAGGAATAAATGCTCTTCCAGTTTGCCAAATTGCTGTCAACCAAAAATTCGACATTTAATTGTTCAAACTGTACGGTCATGGTTGGAACAGGAATGGTGGTTCCCAATATTGTTGGTTGGGCTTGTTCTGGAACGGTAAGTCCAGGAAGATTGGCCTTCT